TGGTCTTACCCAGGCCCGGCTCTAGGAACAACGCGGCGGCCCCGCGCTCCAGCAGAAACTTGACGGCCCGCTTTTGGTAGTCGTGGGGTGCCCAGACGGGCTTGGACTTCTTGGTAAGCCTCCCCCACTGACCTGCAGATGACGACGTCATACTCGTTTTCTTTCAGAAATTTATGGATGTAGACCTGTCGCGGGTCTAAGTCTTCGCCTGGTTGTTTGAATTCCATGAGCAGATAGCGCCCCTTGCGGAGCAAGAACAGGCGGTCCGGCCACCCGCTGTCGTGGCGCATTTCCAACTTGATGGATGGCACCCCCAGCTCGTTGTAAATCTTAGTGGCAGAGTCTTCCTCTATCTTTTGCTCTGGGCGCATCTTACCATCTCGATATGTCCTGGGTAGACCACTGGCGGTATGGGCACGAACCCGTGGTCGAAGTAGAACACCGCTAGCTGTTCTTCCGACATGCGAGGCGCTCGCCCGTGTGGTCTAGCGTACAGCCACAGGTCCGCGCCTTTGCGGTCTGCGTATCCCACAGCTGAGCGCATTAGGGAGCGCCCCCAGCCGTCCTTCCTGCGTAACGGGTGCACGAAGAGGTCTGTGAGAAACCACAGAGGACGGCCCGGGCGGGCTAAGGCCAGGGCTTCCTCTGGGGCTGCTTTCAACGACACTTCTCCCAAGAACCCTCCTGCGCCCATTACGAAGCGCGTGATGAGCTCGTCGGGCATGCTTACGCCTCCAGTTTGGCGTGCTGCAGGATGGCCACAGCGTGCTTGGCTTGGCTGATGGCGTCGTCGAGCGCGTTGTGGTGGATGCCACCCCGTTCCATCTTGACGTCTGGGAACAGGTTCTTCAGCGTTCGGTAGCAGCGCCCGTTATACGCGGTCCAGGCCTGCTTCATGCCCGCGGCGTGGTAGGCCGCCGACAGAATCGGGTTGTCGAAGTCCGCACCGTTGCCCCAGACCTTCACGCTGGTTTGCTGCTTCACGAAGTCCTGGAAGTCCTGCAGCGCCCTGGGCAGAAGGACTCCGCCGCCGGTGGCCTCGTTCAACGTGGCCTTGGCCTGTTCGCTCTGCCGGGCCCACCATGCCAAAGTGTCTTCGTCCTCGAACAGTCCGTGTTCCTTGCAGGAGTCGCGGCTGATGACGGTGTGGAAGGGCTCGCCCAGGCCGGTATGGTCGAACCATACGGCCCCGATGCTCAGCACAACGCACCCCGGGCGGGTGCCGAGGGTTTCCAGGTCTACCATGAGATTTTTCATGCCCCGCTCCCCACGCCTGCAGCGGAAGCCGCGTCAGCAGCATCCACCGCCGCCTCCGAATGCCCGGCAACAGCCGTCATGGCCACCGGAGCAGCGGAACCCTGGACTGCGTCAGCGGGTTGGCCCAATACCGGGGCCGGAGCAGGTTTGCCCACGCGGGATTCCCAGGCGTGCTTCATATAATCGGGCATCAGGTCGTGCGTGTCGCGATACAGCTGTTCAAACTGCTTGTTCAGCTCGGTAAGCACTTGTTCCTTGGCCTGAAGCAGTTGCGCGCTCTGCAAGAAGTTACCCATGAAGAACGACACGATCTGCGTGTGCAGCGGGAACCGCACTCCACCTTGCATGGGGTTCACGGCCTTGTCGATGTCCACGCCCATATTGGCGAGCCACGTGACGATGCCGACCAGTTGGTTCTTGATGAGCCAGGAGGCGAATTTGCCTTTGAGTAGAGACCACATGTTGAAATTTCCTTTCGTTGAGTTAAAACTTACAGATGCCGGGGCCGCCCTTTTTGGCTTTCCCGGCTTGCCCAAAGAAACACCAGGTGCAGTTCGCGTTGGGCTTGGGCACGAACTTGGTATCCGACATCATAGGTTTCACGCGCTTGTTCCACGATGCCATCAGCTTCTTGACATCCGCGCGCGTGTAGACAAGCGGGTCTTCGGGCTTCGGGTGGACGACGCCTTCATCCAGGTACACCAGCCGCGGCCGCACTTCTTCTATGTGCTCGTGGAGCAGCAACGCCGCCAGGGCGTACAACTCCAGCTGTTCGAGGTATTCCACGTGCTTGGTGTCCTTGTACTTCCCGGTTTTCCAGTCCGTGACATGGAGCACTGACTCGCTTTCGTAGTGCGCGCAGTCCAGCTTGATGCGTACCCAACAGTTGACCCAGTCGTTCCATTGGGTCTCGGTCCATTCTGCGGTGAAGGCCCAGTTGTCCTCCACGATCATGGGCAGAGTGCGCTTCTTGTACAGCGCCTTCAGCTTCTTGAACTCGTCTGCGAACAGCTTCAGCTCCGCCGGCAACTTGGCCAACAGGCCCTTGAGGTACTTCTCCGCCATGTCGTGGATAGCCGTACCGCGCTCCATGGCCGGAGACTTGGGCTCCTGAATCTTGTCCAGGTGCTTCAACTTGGCCTTGAGAGGGCACTCCCTCCAATCGCTGTAGCGACTAAATGACCACGATGTGAACTTCTTGATTACTTGGGTAGCCATAGGGCTCCTTGTGGTTGGTTAAAATGGCGAGCCAAACGCGAATTGGCGGATGTTGCGTTGGTTTTCGTAGGAGTTGAGCTTACGGCGCTGCCACGCCTTACTTAGTGCAGCTCGGTGGGATGCTGACTTCGGCTTTCCTTTACAAGCCGCAGATATCTTGGCTCGTTGTTCTTCAGTACGCTTCTTTCCTCGGTTGCTCTCAGCAATAGCGGCAACGTGTTCCGGGCTACGCTTGCGGCCGAGTTTTGCCCGGCGCATCTTCGCTTTCGCTTCAAGCGAACGCTTCTTACCCGAATTAGCAGTGCTGATCTTAATCTTAGAAGCCTCGCTCATAACGCGACCAATCGGGCACCCGGCTTTCCCATCTTTGGTCTTATTGTGCCCGCCGACGTTCAGACGTACCAATCTGGCTTCCTCAGCCAGTCTTTCAACTTCGTTATCGAACGTACTCAGCACTTCTACACCTACTTCAGACGTCAGCCCTCGCAACTCAGTACGCCACCAATACAGCCGGCTATTGAGGTTGCGGCTAGAACCTATGTACTTCTTACCACCCCACGTAAGGCGGTATACCGCGTGGCAACGCCGGTAGTCTAGAGACCAGCTTAGATTGTCGAACAGCTGTTTCATACGATACCCCACCGGCTCAAGTCTGGCGCAGGCTCTTCCAAGTCCTGCAAATTACCTAGATTGGGCCCCCATTCTCCGTCTGATAACAACGGCACGTCCAGCTCAATGGACATCATGCACTCGCGTAATAGCAGCATCTCGCTCTTCAGCGCTTTCTTGGGCACGCTGATGTCGTTCTCGTCATACACCGTCAACATGAACCGCCCGTCCTTGCGCGCTGCATCGTAACGGATAATGCTTTCCTTGGTGATGTCAGCGGAGCTACTCTGTACGACGTAATTGATTAGCTTGTAGTCAAACTGTACAAGCCTGCCGTTTATTACCATCGGCGGCTCCACGTAATACTCGCGCCCACCCCAAGTACGCACGGGCTGCCCAGCCTTGACGCGTTGCTTTATACCGTCAGACAGATTCTTCAGGCCCGGTATAGCCTTCATCTGGGCATTTCTAAACTCCCGTACTTCTTCTACAGTACGATCCATCTTCTCTGCCAGGGACCCCATACCTTGGCCGTATACGTAGCCGAAGTTCATGTTTTTGGCAATGGTTCGGCTGACCTCCAATCCCAATATCTCCTTGATCTGTTGCCGAAGATATTCGTGCACATCTAGCCAAGGATTGGTGAGGTAGGCTTGCAGTAGGTCCCCATCTTCAAAGTGCGCCAACACCCGAAGTTCTTGTTGGTTAAAGTCGCGCCTACCGATAACGTGGTCCTTCGCATCCGGCAGGATATAGCTGCGCACCCAAGGTAAAGGCGCGAGGCCCTTGATGTGCGTGGGCATCGTGAACGTGTCCTCCAACTTCTTGGGCATGTTCAGGAAGTTAGGCGAATTAGACGAGGGCCTACCTGTCCGAGTGCCCCCGGTGTCCCCAGCCCCTTTGGTCTGCCGCACCTGGTTCCACGTGGTGTGCATGCGCCCATCGGAGGAGTACTTCAGCCAAGGACGGATGAACGTCTCCAACACAGTGGCGCACTTCTGTCGGTAGGCATAGGCCGAGGCTACCTTCGGGTCCTTGAAGTGGGCCGGCTTTAGGTTGTTCTTGCTCACAGAAACGCGCCCCGTAGCCGTGTAAGACACCGTATTCAGCGCTTCTGCCTTGATGAACGCCTCTGCCACCTGGGCGTCTTTGTCGAAGTCTAAACCGGGGGCCTTTAGCGCTTTGCGCAGCCAGTTATCTGCTTGCTCCTGCGCTTTTTCGTACACTGGCTGGTCCCGCTGCAGGGCAGCTTCGTCTACGCGCAGCCCCTCCCTCTCGTTGCGAAGGAGGATAGGTAGCAGCTTGCGCTCCCGATCGTAGGCTTCGCGCATGCCCCGCTCCACGGTCACCCGCTCGTACAGATGC